TCTGGCAGAGCCGTTAATGATCTGCACTGATACTGTATGAATGATGGACTAGCTGGAATCTTGTATAGGGCAACAACCGCCTCTAATGATTTCTATTGTCTAAAAAAAGGAGAAGGGAAATGAATTACGAAGAAAAGAAGGAAATGAAACTAGATGCTATGCGTTACAGATGGTTGCGCAGTACGCAAAATCACGACCTAAGAGAGACTCAAACTGCTGGCTGTATTGACCTGTTATTTGTGCACCGCGGGGATTATTCTGCGACCGCACCCGGCCCCGAAGAGTTGGACTTTCATATTGATAGAGCAATGAGTAAATATCGTTTGCAGTATATTGGCCGTAATCCGGTGTTAGACGTTTATGGTGATGTAGCAATAGAAGGGGAAATTGATGAACTACTTGAATAGTAATGCAGATTTCGATGGCTCTGATTACGTGCCAGAAAGAGACAATCCTAGGCTAAAGGGTCAGTTGTTACGGGTATGGCAGGAAGTAAAAGACGGTCGATGGAAAACTTTGAGATCAATAGCGGTGGCGACCGGCGACCCGGAGGCATCAGTGTCAGCGCAACTTCGTCATTTACGGAAAGAGCGTTTTGGTGGTTTTGAAGTTGATAAGCGACATGTGAAACAAGGTTTGTTTGAGTATCGCCTGGTGATCGACAATGATTACTAAGAGCGGCGAGGACTGGCAACCTACAGACGAGCAACTTTTAAGCTGGCAACATGCCTACCCAGAAGTTGACGTATTCGCAGAGCTTAATGTAATGGCTGTGTGGCTCGAATCTAATGAACCAAAGCGCAAGACCGAGCGGGGGATGCCCCGCTTTATCAACTCATGGCTTTCACGAGCAAACCAAAAGGGTGGCAGTCCGTTTGCGCAAGAGGCAGAGAAAGAAACCGGCAAGATACCAATGAAAAAGTGGACGCAACTTGACGACTGCACTCACGATTTTATGCAAAGCGAAAGCTATCGGCAGTCATGCCTTGATCGGTTCGGGCAGTACGTAACCTACAGCGGAGAGAGGGTGACGCGGTGATGGGTGAATTCTGGCTTATAAAAGACCCCATAGAAATTAAAGACCGCATCAAGGCGTTTCAGACGTTTCTCGAAAAAGAATGGTGTTGGGATAAGCCAGTGTCTTGGCAGGTCAAAGAGTACAAGCCACGCCGCTCAATAAGCCAGAACGACCTGTTCCATGTCTGGGTCAGGGATATGCTTAGGCACTTTAAAAAGAAGGGCGGCTTCACTGGCACAGAAGAAGAAATGAAGCTGATGGTCAAGTACAAGTTCCTAGGAACCGAAGATGTAATGATTGGCTCGACTGAGATACCAGCGCAGGTTCGGCGCACATCGACGCTAGATCGGGGGGAAATGCTATACTTCATGCAACAAGTAGAGGCATGGTGTATTGATCTGGGTGTCAAATTGACTAAGCCTCAAAGTTCGGAGTACGCCAAACTCGCAGGGGGATAAGCATGAGCTTATTGCAGTTTTGCACAACCGAAAGGCAGAGAGAAGTAGCAAGCCGAGTAGATCAGGGTATGAGCGCCCGCGAAATAGGACTGGACCTTGGTATTAGTAGGACTACTGTTCGCGACCATTTAAAGGCGGTACAGAAAAGGGCCAGCTTGCAGGGTTACAGTCCAGAGCATGACTATACGCACCCTGTACCGGACGGCTTTACAGTGAAGGGTGTATCGACCTACTACAATGACGAAGGCAAGCCTATCGGACAGTGGGTTAAGAGTCAGTCAGATAAAGAACACGCCCTGCAAGTCGCACTCGATAGTTTCAAAGAAGGGCTGAAAGACGACCTAAAAGGCTTGGCAAAGCCTGTAAAGAAAAGCAAAACCAAGAAGCAGAAAGACCGCATGGCTGTCACTATCGTCGGCGACCATCACCTTGGCATGCTGGCTTGGACACCAGAGACAGGGGCTGATCCTTGGGACTTACAGATTGCACAAGACACCTTAATTAAAGGCGTTGATAAACTCATGGCAAGCACCGGCGATTGCGCAGTGGGCGTTTTGCTCAACGTAGGTGACATGATCCACGCTAACAACCTAAAGGGCGAGACAGGCGCAGGAACGCCCCTTGACGTTGATGGCAGAGCAGGCAAGACAATTAGAGCCGCAGGCAACTTATTCCAAATTATCGTGACTCGTATGCTTCAGCAGTACGACGAGGTGTGGCTGATAAACGCTCGCGGTAACCACGACCCTGACGCCTCTCTCTGGCTCAACGAAATGCTTCGTATGTACTACGAGAAGGAAAAGCGCGTTAAGGTGTTCGACAACTTTAACAAGTTTATCCATTTTGAGTGGGGGAATAACTTCGTCATTACGCACCACGGTGACAAGATACGCACTCGGCAACTGTACGAGGCGATTACGCGTGACTACCCGCAAGAGTGGGGCCGCACTAAATACCGATTTGCTTGGACTGGTCATATCCACCACAAGCAAGCTGAGGAGTTGGGCGGACTTACGTGGGAAAGCTGGTCTGTACTGCCACCGCCTGACGCATGGCATTCAGCCAGTGGCTACGGGTCACAACGCTCAATTTCTTGTGTAGTATTAGACAAAGAACACGGCGAGTTCAGTCGGTTCAAAGTCGGTATAGAGGCACTGCAATGATTACACTTCCGATACTCTCGATGCCGTTACCAGATGGCGGGTCAGTTGTTTGCAGAGTAGAGGCGATAATCGGAGCAACAAGCAACATCCGCAACCAAGATTTGACCGATGTATATGTCGAGGTCATGTGTCCCGAGGGCATAACGATAGATGTCGATATCGACTCGTTTACTCAGAGTTGGCTTGCGGCGCTCATCACCCCTATGTCAGAGATGCGTGAAGATCATGGTATGCACTGAGTGCTATAAAGACATGGTGCCGATGTTTACGGCTCAGGGCGGCAAGCTAGAAGGCTGGTCGTGTGACTGCGGCAATACAGAGAAAGCAATACTACGCGAACGACAATTTACTACAGAGACGTACTATGGCAATAAAGCGAACGAACGCCGACATTTGGTGTAGCAAAGCTGTGAGGCTACGTGACGGCGCTTGTGTGCGATGTGGCAACACAGAGACAAATCAGGCGATGCACATATATGGTCGCAGAAATAAAGTCGTGAGGTATAGCCTCGATAATTTACTGACAGGCTGTTACACCTGCCATCGCCTATTCACCGAGTCGCCCGTCATGTTCACTGACTTTTGCAATCAGCATCTAGGTGAAGGCCACATGGAGATATTGCGGGAGAAGTCGCGTGGCATTCTGAAAGAAAACAAAGCCGTTCGCGATGAGATAGCCAAGCATTACCGCGAGCAGATTAAGCTCAAAGAGCAAAATCCTGACCACGTTATCATTTCATATAATTAATTATCCTGTTTTGTTATAATCTTTAAGCAACAAGAGGATGTTGTTATGTGTGTACAAAGCCAACGTCAGTTTTTTGCAGAACGGCACCACATCGTTCTTACTGACAAGACTGCAGAGCTACTGGCTAGATTGGGCAGAGACAAGGGCATCGGTGAGGAAGAATACCTCAAGCGGCTGTCACGTCACCCCAACGAAGACCACTTCATCGCAGAGATTGCCCGGCACTACGGGTAGGTAATTCAACTGCGCTCGACTATTGCGTTTCCCTTTCCTTAACTGATTAACAAATCACGACAAAAAAATGCTTGCAAAAGTTAATTACAAAGAGCATATTGATTGCATAATCAAATAGGAGAAGGGAAATGGCAACACGAGCAACTTACAGATTCAACACTGGCCACACCGCTTACCATCATTGGGATGGCTACCCACAAGGTGCCGCTCAATTGCTTTCTAACGCTGTCCTTGGTGGTGGTGATTTAACTTTCCAAGCATTTTTAGATGCTAACGAAAAAGCCGAAGAAACCGAAAACCATCAAATACACGGTGACACTGAATATCGTTATGACATCGTGCGTGACAGGAAAGGCGCATGGAGAATCAAATGCTCTGAGCGTGTCGATTTTTCTGACAAATGGCGCATCGCTTTTTACGGTTCGGCTGCTGATTTTTTCAAACAGTATCAGGGAGATGCGTAATGTCTAGGGCTATCAACTTCTCTTTTAACATGACACACCAAGAAATTGCAGAAGTCATGGGAGTTAGCCGTCAAACAATCAGAACCATTGAAATCAGGGCGCTGAAGAAATTGCGCAACGATCCAAAATTGAAGGGGTACTACGATGCACTTGAATCCGAACATAAAATACGCGGTGATTTTCTTAATGGTAGTGATAGCATTCGGGATAGCTGGACAGGGTGATTACGAAGAGGCCGTCAGCCAGCAAGACATTTACTGCGAATTCGTCAAACTGTGGGAGAGTACAAATGGCAGGGACGGGCATCCTGACTGGCGAGGAATTTATGAAAAGACTTGTCTCTCTGACCAATGAGCAGATTTAATGTTCGCAACGGTCATTCTGATTACAAGGTCATAGATTGTGAAGCTGACTTATAAGCAGGTGAGCGACGCGGCTCAGATGGAAAGCGAGGGTGTCGAGGTATGGGCGCTCGCGCAAATCTTTGATGTACATGACAGGACAATGCGCAAATACTTAAGAGCGTATTACAAGTACGGCAAGTCATTTTGGTCGCCCTATCCATCTGAGGTAGAACATGGAGGATCATCGGAACACCCATAACGACGAGCCGCCACTAGAAATAATTCGCTACTGTCCGTAGCTTCCTCGTGGGCTGAAAAGCCTGCTTTGCCTCTGACGACTCCCACCGTCAGGGGCTTTTTTATGCCTGTGATATGCCGGATATTAAATAGGCGTTATTTATTGTCCGCACCTTTTTAGCATATATTGGTATAATATGAGCAGGGGATACTATATGTTGCAGACTGTAACGATAGACTGGCATCTTGTAGAACAAGGCAGTATGCCAAGAAATGAAGGTAGCTATCTCGTCGCATTCGATGACGGCGCGGTAGAGACGTACCCCATGTCAGACCAAGACATCAAACGCGGAGAGGTAAGAGACGGGCAAACGCATGGCCTACTGTGGGCCGAAGGTATACCGTCGCCTATATAACTATGACACTAAAAATTGAGTATGTAACAACTGCGGATTTGATTCCGTACGCACTAAACTCGCGCACTCATAGCGAGCGCCAAGTAGCACAAATAGCCGCAAGCATCCAAGAATTTGGCTTTACTAATCCAGTGTTAGTAGATGAAAGTGGTAGCATCATCGCAGGTCATGGCCGCATTGAGGCCGCTAACCTATTAAACCTCGCAGAAGTTCCGACAATAAGTTTGCTTGGCTTGAGTGAAGCACAAAAAAAAGCCTACGTAATTGCAGATAATAAATTAGCTCTGAACGCCGGTTGGAATGACGAGCTTCTCAAGGTCGAGTTAGAAGCTCTTTCAGAAGTAGATTTTAACTTAGAAATTCTAGGCTGGGACACTTTGCCTGACTTTAATAGCGATATTGATTACTCGATACTAGAAGAGGACTCGTTAGAGGGCGAAGTTGACCTGATGAGTTCTGAGGTTAAGAAGGCCATACAGATAGAGTTTGAATCGCAAGACTACGATGAAGCGACAGAGCTGATCAAGTTTTGGAGGACGCAGGGTGCGTACGTTGGCGCATTGATTATTGAGCATTTGCGTAATGAGAAATCAAAATTGTGATTGTTTGCATACCAAGCAAAGGCAGACCGTCAACTAAAACTTATCAGTTGTTTGAAGAGGCAGGGTATCAGGTTCATCATTTTATCGAGCCTCAAGAACTAGACGTTTATCAGGTGCCTAATAAAGTCTGCATCGGCAAAAATGACGGCGGCATCACATATGTTCGCAACTTCATGCTTGATTGGTGCAAACAGGGAAACATAGACTGGGCTTGGTTTTGTGATGATGACGTTGAAGGGTTTGGCATATACAACGGTAAGACAGTTCGGCAGGGCGTTACTGCACTAAGGTCAGTCGAGGAAAAGGCCGCAAAACTACCTTTTGAGATAGTCGGATTAAGCTACGTGCAATACGCATGGACTGAAAAAAAGAAGCATTCTATTAACAGCAAATTTGCAGAGGTGTGCGTGCTGATGAATGTCAGCAAGATCACTTGGCAGTACAACGAAGACACAAAAGAAGACCGCGACTTTGCGATGCAGACAATTAAAAACGGGCATGGGATTCTCCGGTTCAATCACGTGTGGTTTAGTTGCCCTAATGTCGGTAGTAACGAAGGCGGGTTACATGATTGGTACGCAAGCAAACAAGACCATAAAGCCGCAAAAAAAATGGCAATTTCGTGGAGTCCATGGGTCACGCTCAAAGTCAAAGCTGACAGGCTAGACATCAAAACAGACATCAAAGGCTTTGCGAAGCACTGCATGAGGAAGGTGTTGTGAAAGAAATGCAGATGCACAAAATTGACCACAAAAGAAAAACAGGTGCTACGTGTGAATTCATTGAGCCAAATGTTATTGATTCGTGCATCCTTAAAGAAGGCGATGAGGTGGTCGGCTTATATCTTAGTGACGTATCTGCACACGATGCCAAGCTCGTGAAGTTAATGCAGGTAGCCAACGCTGAGTTCTGTTCAGCGAGGGTTCCTAAGACGCTCATGGAGCGCGCTGATGTTCTTCAAGGAATTAAAGAGGGGCTTACAAGGGCAGAGGCACAAAAACGCGGCACAGCGCAATACAGCACGATACTAGGCAGTGTTCCTCCTAACCCAATAATGAGGCGTAATTACCGCAACCGCAGTAGCGTTCACGCGAAACCAAAAGCCAAGCCATTTATTACTTCAATGCTGATGGCGGCTAATCGCCTAGATAAGTTGATGGCGCAGTATTTACCAGATTTGCATGATCAGCATTCAAACGCTGTGAGTGAAATCGATTCTAAATGGCGATTCGGTAGCTTGTTTACCAGCAGTATCAGCAACTTCAATATCGCGGCACCGTTTCACAGGGATAACGCAAACGTTAAGAAAACATTGAATGCGATATATACGGTCAGGCAAAACTCTCATGGAGGGTGTTTGTACGTTCCTGACTATGGTGCGTGTTTTGAGATGCCTTCTCATAGTTTGCTGTTCTACCCTGCTTGGCGTAACACTCATGCAGTTACACCCATTATGCCGACTCACGACAATGGGTATCGCAATTCATTAGTTTGGTACGCGTTACAGGCTTTTGTAGGGGGTGAGAATGAAAGAGAATAAAGGCGGTAGGCCAAAAACTGAATTGAGTGAAGCTCAAATTAAAGAGATTGAAACGCTGGCGGCAGTCTTAAATCAAGACCAGATAGCTGATTACCTTTCCATACCTTCTCGCACATTGAGGGCAATCATCAGTAGAGATGAAACCGTTTCTGCCGCCTATAAAAAAGGACGGGCAAGAGCCATCGGTAAAGTGAGCCAAAGCCTGCTCAGGAGCGCCACAGAGGGCAACACGACAGCGCAAATCTTTTACCTGAAGACTCAGGCTGGGTGGAAAGAAACGCCAACAGAAGCGCAAGACTTGCCGCCAGTAGTCATACAGCTGACACGCGATGAAGCTGACAAAACCTCAGACTAAAATATTCGAGGACACCACGCGCTTCCGCGTCGTCGTTGCTGGCCGCCGGTTTGGTAAAACCTTTCTCAGCACGGCAGAGTTACTCAATAGGGCGCTTTCTGCTCACAGGCAAAACGTATGGTATGTAGCTCCAACGTATAAGGCGGCAAAGGAAATCGCCTGGGATATGCTCGCGCAACAAATACCGGCAGACTACATAGCAAGTAAAAACGAAAGTAGTTTGACGATCACTTTACTCAATGAATCAACAATATCATTGAAAGGAGCTGAGAAGCCCGACAACTTACGCGGTCGGTCATTAGATTTCGTGGTCCTTGATGAGTTCGCTGATATGAGGCCGCAGGCTTGGTATGAGGTGCTGAGGCCTTCTTTGAGTGACCGCGAGGGCGCTTGTCTGTTTATAGGCACACCAAAAGGGAGGAATCACTTTTATGACTTGTGGGCAAAAGGAGTAGACAAAGATGAAGGATGGCAGTCTTATCAGTACACGACCATTGAGGGCGGTAATGTGCCGTCAGATGAGATTGCGAGCGCCAAAGCAGACCTCGACGACCGGACATTCCAGCAGGAATACCAAGCACAGTTCGTCAACTACAGCGGCATCATCTACTACGGGTTCAAGCGTGAGCAATCAGTAGTCAGGCACGACGGTGAACACCCTGTTATCCATGTCGGGATGGACTTCAACCTCGACCCGATGTCTGCCGTGTTGATGACCCGCAGAGGCGACACACTGCACGTATTTGATGAGATTGTAATGTTTGGCTCAAACACCGATGAGATGGTCGCAGAGATTCGCACGCGCTACGGAAATGGTACAATAGTCATATACCCTGACCCTGCATCGCGTCAACGGAAAACGAGCGCAGGGGGTAGAACGGATTTGTCCATTCTGCAAAACGCGGGATTTGATGTGAAAGTTAGGTCATCACACGCGGCGGTTAGAGATAGGATAAACAGCGTAAACTCGCGTCTGCTTTCTAAAGATGGGCAACGGCGCTTGTTTGTAGACCCTAAGTGCAAGAAGGTGATCGAATCATTGGAACGCCACACCTACAAGGAAGGCACCAGTCAGCCAGAGAAGGACGGCTTCGATCACATGAATGATGCACTAGGCTACGCCGTTGAATATCTATTCCCCATACGAAAGGCGAATAAGCCGCAAGCCCCGCAGAGGTGGACTTAAATGTATTACGAAGATATTGAATACCAGCACCCCGACTATGAAAACAATCTGGATCGCTGGGAGTTCTATGTCCGGTCGTACATGGGTGGGCAAGACTACCGCGATGGCTCATACCTGACCAGCTACCTCAATGAAGACAAGAACGCATATTCGCGACGCTTGGCTTTGACTCCCCTGGACAACCACTGCCGCAACGTGGTCCATGTTTATTCGTCGTTCCTATGGCGTCAGCCGCCTACTCGCAACTTTCAGCAGATGGAAGGCAGTGCAGACCTCATCGCGTTCATCAAGGACGCAAACCTCGACGGGCAGAACTTCAACAGTTTCATGCGTGAAGCTCAGATATGGTCGAGCGTGTACGGTCACGTATGGATTTTTATGGACAAGCCACAGTCCACGGCAGGCACTAGAGCCGAAGAGTTAGACCAAGAGATACGGCCATACGTCACGCTGATAACGCCAGAGAATGTCTATGACTGGAAGTATGAGCGAATGCCAAGCGGTCGCCATGAGCTGACCTACATGAAGGTGCGTGA